AGGTTATTAAAGAACTGAACGACATCTGTCAAAACAAACTAGAAATTACAAATCATGCTGGTGGAAATCATGTAGGCATAAAACTTGTTGATAAAGAACTTCCTATATCAATTAATGAAGCCGAATATAATTTCATGCAAGAAAGTATAGAGAAACATAATTTACAATTTGGATTCGAATTATCTACTGGAATTGGAATATCTACGCTAGCTTTGGCTAAAGGGTTTAAAAGAACAAGAGGACATCTAATTTCTTTGGATTCTTATTATGAAGAATTAACCTCAAGTATTATCTCTTCTGAAAAACCAATATTTGAATACAACGAAAAAGATATTGAAAATATTAAATTAAATTGTAAGGCATTTAATAACACTCGAAAGATTCTAGATCATTATGGTTTATCTGATTGTGTCGACTTAGAGGTTGGATGGAGTCCAATTGATTCAATAAAATTAATAAAAAATAAAAATAAAAAGTTAGATTTCGTCTTTTTAGATTGTCCTAAATCAGATAAAGAGTTTGAAAGAGATATAGTTTCCTTGCGACCCTTTATATCAGATAAGTATTTAATATGTGTTCATGACACTCATACTTTCACAGAAAGATCTAATGATCTTATTAAAGATCTTTTTAATACTCAAATTTTTAAACTATATGAATACTATAAAAATACTGAATTTTATTCAAACAGACATTATCCGTTAGGAATAGTCACAAACTTAAATATATGATTTACGCAATTGGAAATAGTCATGCTCATTTTTTTACAAATTCACATCCAGCAGACGCAGAAGGAAGGAATAAGAATGAGTATTTTACTTCCTATTCTTTAGGTCCAACTATTGCTTATAATTTTTACGAACATCATTTACAAAAAATAATTGATTTAATTCAATTAAAGAAAATAAATATTTCACCAAATGATTATATCTTGCTCGTTGTTGGAGAGGTAGATTGCAGATGGCATCTTCCCAAACAAGCAGAAGAGCAAAAAAGAGATATACAGGATACAGTAAACGAATGTATAAACAGATTTTTTAGGACGCATTTATTTTTAAAACAAAATGGTTACAATGTTATAAGTTGGGGTGGTCATCCATCTACTACAGCTAGCCATAATGAAGATTCATCTAGTCCAGTTTATGGAAACTGTTTGTATAGGAATAAGATATCTAAAGAATGGGATTCATACTTAAAATACATTAGCCTAATTAATTCCATACCTAATATTAGCATAATAGATGACTTGATAGATGAAAATGGTTTAACAAAAATGGAACACTTTATTGACTATTGTCATTTGGATCATTCGAAATTATTCACTAATGTTTTAAATAAATTTAAACAAAAAAATTTAATAAAATGAAAATTATTTCTCACAGAGCCAACCTAAACGGGAGGAATATATCTACAGAGAACTCTGTACCAGCAATTAATATAGCCCTATACCATGGATTTGATGTGGAAATAGATGTATGGTACAAAAATAATAACTGGTATCTTGGACATGACAAATCACAGCATATTGTAGATGAGTCTTTTTTAGAGAATAAAAAATTATGGTGTCATGCAAAAAATTTAGACGCATTCAGCTTAATGCTTAAAAATAAAAAAATTAATTGTTTTTGGCATCAGAATGACGATTTTACATTAACCTCAAAAGGTTATATTTGGACATATCCAAAGAAAGACACGAAAGATAATTCAATTATTGTACTAACAAATCAAAAAGACAAAATACCCAAAAAATGTTTTGGTATATGCACGGATTTTCCTTTAAAATATATTAAATGAAAATAATTGTAACTGGTGGGCTTGGATTTATTGGTTCGAATTTTATTAAATATATAATTAATAAAAATGAAGTAGACCTAGTAATAAATATAGACACAATAACGAAAAAACATTCTGCATCAAATAAAAAGAATGTAGAATCTATTGAAAATCACCCTAAATATAAATTTTATGATTTTTGGTTAGATACATTAGACTATTCTCCCTCGAAAGAAGAATTCAAAAAAACGATAAAACAAAATAACATAACTCACATAGTTCATTTTGCTGCCGAATCTCATGTAGACAATTCAATATCTGATCCAAGGCGATTTATCCAATCAAATATATTAGGTACATTTAATTTACTAGAAATTATTAGAGATTTTCCAGAGATTAGATTTCATCATATCTCTACCGATGAAGTTTATGGTAGTTTAGGCGAAGACGGAAAGTTTACCGAAACAACAGCTTATGCTCCAAATTCGCCATATTCTGCATCAAAAGCCGCTAGTGATATGCTAGTTAGAGCCTATAATCATACATTTAAAAGTTTAATTACAATTTCTAATTGCTCTAATAACTACGGCCCAAATCAACATAATGAGAAATTTATACCAGTTGTTATTAATTCAATATTAAAAAATAAGAAAATACCTGTTTATGGTAATGGAAAAAATATAAGAGATTGGATTTTTGTTAGTGATCATTGTGACGCAGTATGGTCTATACTGAATAATGGTAAAATTGGCGAAACATATAATGTAGGTGGAAATTGCGAAAAAACAAATCTAGAGATTATTAATGATATTTGTGAAGTATTAAATGTTAATCCTCAAGATTATATCTCTTTTGTAGAAGATCGTAAAGGACATGATTTTAGATATGCAATAGATAATGCCAAAATAAACAAAGAATTAAACTGGTATCCAATCACATGTTTTAAAGACGGATTAAAACAAACAATTGATTTTTATAAAAATTTGTTATAATATAACAATATGAGTTTAAACTTTCAGGAAACCTATTATGGTAAAAAGATAGATACTTCTAATATTTTAAATATTGAAGATGCCAGTAAAATAATTAATGGAAGAAAAACAGTAGTAATAACTGGGGTAACTGGTCAAGATGGAAGTCATATGGTTGACTTTTTGCTTAAAAATACAGATTATCTTATTTTTGGCGGAGTAAGAAGATTGAGCGTATATAATCATGAAAATATTAAGCACGTTAAATCTGATAGATTTCATCTTATAAATTTCGATTTAACTGATTCTCATGCTATATCTAGAACTGTAGAAAAACTACAACCAGATTATTTTATTAACTTTGCTGCCCAAAGCTTTGTTGCAAGTAGCTGGGATTTTGCTAGACAAACTTGGCAAACTAATTCCACAGCAGTTCTTGATATTTTAGAGGCCATAAGACTTTATAAGCCATCTTGTAGACTTTATCAAGCTGGTTCAAGTGAAGAATTTGGAAATGTACAATACACACCTCAAGATGAAAATCATCCATTAAAGCCAAGAAGCCCATATGGAGCAAGTAAAGCTGCTTCTAGACAATTAGTTAAGGTATATAGAGAGTCTTATAATACTTACGCTATTCAAGGTTGGCTTTTTAATCATGAAGGAACTAGACGAGGCGAAGAATTTGTTACTAGAAAAATTACAAAAAATGTAGCAAGAATTCACAACTCAATCAAAGCTAATAAAGAATTTAAGCCACTAGAATTAGGAAATATAGATGCGAAAAGAGATTGGAGTGATGCAGAAGATTTTGTAGAAGGTGTTTGGATGATGTTAAATCAAGATAAATATAATCCAAATTATGATGGAATACCAAAAGAATATATTTTCTCATCTAACGAAACTCATACTATTAGAGAATTCGCAGAAAAAGCTTTTGCTTATGCTGGAATTAGTGGCGAATGGATTGGCGAAAAAGAGCATGAAGTATACTTATCCAAGGATAAGAAAGTATTAATTCAAATTAATCCAAAGTTTTATAGACCAGCAGAGGTAGAACTTCTACTTGGAGACTCTAATAGAGCCAGAAAAGAATTAAACTGGCAACCAAAAATTTCATTTGACAAACTTATTGAAAAAATGGTACAATGGGATTTGAATAATGACTAAAAAAGATAAAATCTTAAACTTTATAAACTCTTTAGAGCAAGAAGAGAATACATTTATCCCTCAATTCTGTCACAATTTAAAAGATACAAAAAATAAAGTATACTATGGTGGGCCATCCTATACAAAAGAAGAGCTTGTAGAAGCTATAGATACTCTTTTATTTGGCAAATGGCTAGCCAGCGGTGAAAATGTAGCCAGATTTGAAAAAGAATTTTCTAAAAAAATTAATGAGAAATATTCTGTAATGGTTAATTCAGGTAGCTCCGCTAATCTAATAATGATCGCAGCACTTAAGAAACATTTTAATTGGCAAGATAATGATGAAATTTTAGTTTCTGTAGTAGGTTTCCCCACTACTCTAAATCCTATTATTCAAAACAATTTAAAACCAGTATTTATAGATATTGAATTTGATACTTTAAATTTTGATCTAAATGAATTAGAAAGTAAAATAACTAAAAATACAAAAGCTATATTTATTTCTCCTGTTTTAGGCAATCCTCCAGATTTTGATAAACTCATTCGAATTTCTAAAAAATATAATATTCAATTAATTTTAGATGGATGTGATAGCTTCGGAAGTAAATGGAAGGGTAGGCATTTAAATGAATACTGCGTAGCTTCTAGTTGCTCATTTTATCCAGCGCATCATCTAACCACTGGGGAAGGCGGAATGATTTCTTCTAATATTGAAGACGTTGCAAAATTAGCTAGAAGTTTTGCTTGGTGGGGAAGAGATTGCTATTGTATTGGTAGTTGTAATCTATTAAAAAATGGAAGCTGTAACGCTAGATTCTCTAATTGGATTAAAGAAGTTCCATACAACATTGATCATAAGTATTTTTTTACTCAAATTGGTTATAACTTGAAACCATTAGACTTACAAGGTTCGATTGGTCTGGTTCAATTAAAAAAGATGAATGAATTTCATAAAAAAAGAGTATCAAATAAAAATAAAATTCAAAATATTTTTTCTAAAATTCCCAACTTAAAGTTTCCATCTGTTTTTGAAAACGCAGATGTCTCTTGGTTTGGAGTACCTATTATTTGTGGTTGTTATCTATCTAAGAGTAATCTGGTAAATTATTTAGAAGAAAATGGAGTTCAAACTAGAAATTATTTTGCAGGAAATATACTCCTGCATCCAGCTTATAAACATTTAGAAGATTGGAGAAATTATCCTAATGCAAATGCTGTTCTTGAAAAAGTATTTTTTGTAGGATGCTCTCCAACTATTGGTGAAGATAACATAAAGTATATACAAGAAGTTCTAAATGCATACGAGTCCAAGCATTGATTTATTTGGTGGAACTGGTTTTGTAGGTTCTAACTTTCATAATTTATACAAGGATGAAGTTTATGTTCATCCAAGAAATCATAACGTACCGTATTATAAAAATATATTGTATATGATTAGTACTACGGATAATTATAATGTTCTAGAAAATCCATATAAAGATATAAATACGAATTTAATTAAATTGATGGATGTTTTAGATAACTGCAAAAATAAAGATATAATTTTCAACTTCGTAAGCTCTTGGTTTGTTTATGGAGATACAGATTTACCAGCCAAAGAGACTTCTTATTGCAATCCAAAAGGATTTTATTCTATTACAAAAAAATGTGCAGAAGATTTACTAATAAGCTATTGCAAGACTTTTAATATCAAATATAGAATATTAAGACTCGCAAATGTTTATGGTAATAATGATTCTGGAACTTCTAAGAAGAAAAATGCACTAACTTATTTAATAAACAGAATAAAAAATAACGAAGAAATTAATTTGTATTTTAATGGATATTTCATAAGAGATTATATTCATGTAGAAGATGCTTGTAAAGCTATTAAGTTGTGCTTGAATAATAGTCAAGTTAATGATATTTATAATATTGGTAATGGAGAGCCTATAGTATTTAAAGATATTATAGATTACGTAGTCAAACAAACTAATTCAAAATCAAACATAATTGCCATAGACCAACCAGAATTTCACAGAATAGTTCAAGTTAAAGATATGTATTTGGATACCACTAAAATAAATAGTCTAGGATTTAAAAAAGATATTGACATTTACCAAGGAATTAGTAAACTATTATAATGAGTCAGCATAAGCTTTGTCAATTTATAACTAAAAAACATATAAAAGACAACATAAATTGGCCAAGAGAGATTAAAATTGCTCAAAGATTAACTAAAAGATTCAAAGAGTTTGAATTTTGGGATAACTTAAGAGATTTTAAGCTTCCATCATTAGCTTGGTTTCTTAAAAGTGAGGGCAAAGCTTTTCTATTATCAGAGTATGAGAAATTTAAATTAAATTTAAATATTCAAATAGTAAAACTAGAGAAAAATAAAGTCCAAGATGATAAAAACATTTGCAAAAAGCCTAAAAGTTTGATAGAATTTATAAGATATGGCAAAAAAATCTAAAGAAGAAATTATTGAATCATCTGGTCCAAGTGCATCAGACAGACTATTATCCTTTTTAAAGGAAAACAAAGAGGATCATTACAATTTTGAAGATGAGGTATATTATAAAGTATCAACTGGTAGTTTAAACCTGGATATCGCTACAGGTGGTGGTTTATGCCCAGGTTTACATAGATTTATTGGCATGAATGAAGGTGGAAAAACCTCAGAAGCACTTGAAGTAACAAAGAACTTTCTTAAAACGGTAGATAATTCTAGAGCTTTACTTTTTAAAGCAGAAGGAAGATTGAGTAAAGAAATTAAAGATCGCTCTGGTATCAAGTTCGTAACTGACGCTAAAGAATGGGTTGACGGAACTTGCTTTGTATTTGAATGTAATATTTTTGAAACAGTTTCTGAATTGATGAAAGATCTCATTCAATCTAATGATGAAAATAAAAGATATATTTTTATTCTTGATTCAGTTGATGGTTTGATGACAAAAGGCGATTCTCAAAAGAGCATGACCGAAGCAACAAAGGTTGCTGGTGGAGCAGTTATTTCTTCAATGCTTATGAAGAAAATTTCTCTTGCGCTTTCTAAACGTGGCCATATGGCAATTTTTATTAGTCAAGTTCGGTCTGATATTAAGCTAGACCCTTATGCAGCAAATAAAGATATTCGTCAAACGACTGCAACTGGTGGAAATGCGCTATTGCATTTTGCGAATTGGATTCTTGAATTTGAACCAAAGTTTAATAAAGATCTTATTCTTGAAAAACCAAATGAAAAATATGACCAAGTTAAGAATAAAATAATTGGGCATAATGTTAAGATTGTAATTAAAAAATCTACAAATGAATCTACAAATTCTAAGATTCAATATCCAATTAAATATGGCCGTAAAGATGGATCTTCAGTTTGGAGGGAGTATGAAGTTATTGATCAAATCTTGGCTTGGGAATTTGCAACTGCAAAAGGTGCATGGGTAACTTTTTCTGATGAAATTATTGATGAACTTAAAAAATCAAACTTGGATCTTAAAAAGCAGCATCAAGGAATAGATAATTTAAGATCTTATCTTGAAGAAAATAAACCAATAGTAGAATATTTCTATAACAAATTCATTAATACTCTTGCATCATGAGGTTGTTAAATATTAACGGTAAGCTCGTTAATAAAAATGTAAGGAATTACGAAATAGATTGGGATGGAAAATCCAGAAGTAAATTACAGTTTAAATTCAAGTATTTCTTCTATCCTTACTGGAAAAATCATATTGTATACGAAGAGTTTCCAGTTTATGGAAGTATGCTTAAAGTAGATTTATTAAATGCAACAAAAAAGATAGCAGTTGAAATACAAGGTAGTCAACATGAAAGCTTTAATAAGTTCTTTCATGATAATTCTAGATTAAAATATCTTCAAAGCATTAAAAGAGATGTTAAAAAAGAAAAATGGCTGGAAATGAATGGATTTAAATTCCTAGAACTCTATGAAAATGATTTAAAAAATCTATCACCACAATATATAGAAGAAAAATGTGGCGTACTTATTATTTAAGTGTAAAAGTTTATAGTGACTAATAAGAAAAAATTTAACTTTCCAGAATCTTTATTAAAACAGATTGATGAGTGCAGTTATGGTGGATATATTTTATTTAATTTCTCAGCAAAGGGCGAACCACAAGTATATACAAAATTTGATAATCAAATAAATGCTATGGCACTTTTATATTATTTAAATACATGGGGTCAAAGTGTTGATCAATTAAATTTTGAAGCTACGACAGATTTAATTAATAGAAATAACGAAAAACAAGATGAAGAAGATGATGAGGATAGTTAAAACTTGACTTTTAATTTTTAGTTTGGTATCATGTTTATTGAATGATTTACTCCTTACAAGTTGAACGACATGTCCTTAGTGGTTTATTAAAATATCAAGATCTGTTCTCTGATATTGATGTTTTCTTATCAGAAAATGACTTTTTTAATGATGTTCATTCTACTATTTATTCAGTATTTAAGAATATCAAATATAAAGGTGAAAACGTAGATAAAGTCTTACTAGCAGAAAAGATAAAGAACTTAGGCATATCTTTTAAAGATGAAATTAATATTTTTGATTATATAGATAATTTAACCTTTTCTCAGATCACAGAAGAAGCTACTATGACAGCTTGTAAGGAATTAATTAAATTTAGAGTTCGAAGAGAACTTTGTCAAACAGCAGATAACCTTAAAGAGTATGTTACTAAAAATTCAGAAGATTCACTGGATGATATAATTGGCAAGATAGACGGGATATATAATAAAAAAATATCATCTTATTCAGAGAACGATATACCAATTAATATCTTTGAAGGAGTAGAAGATCTTATTGAAGAAAGAGGCAACTCTCCTAAAGATGAAACTGGACTTATTACGCCCTATTCAGAGTTTAATAGAATGTATGGTGGTTTAAAAAATGGTAATATTTATGCTATCGCTAGTAGACCTGGACAAGGAAAATCGACTTGGCTAAATGATATTTGTTTTAAAACAGCTATTAACCCAAAGAATAAAACAAAAACTCTGATTCTGGATACCGAAATGCAAACTGTAGATATTCAATTAAGAATGGTTGCATCTTTGAGTGGAGTACCAGTTTGGTATCTTGAAACTGGTAACTGGCGCAAAAACGAAGAAATGACAAAGAAAGTAAGAGAAGCTTGGAGCAAAGTAAAGAAGTATGAATATTTTCATTATCATGTTGGCAACAAAAACATAGATCAAATTTGTTCTATTATCCGTAGGTGGTATCTTTCAAAAGTTGGAAGAGGCAATCAAGCCATGATAGCTTATGATTATATAAAATTAACTGGAGAAAAGGTAGGTCAAAATTGGGCAGAGCATCAAGCGATTGGAGATAAAATTGATAAGCTCAAAAGAATATCAGAAGAAATTCAATGCCCAGTTATTACTGCAATGCAATTAAATAGAACTGGAGAAAGCTTTAACAGAAAAGGTACAGAAGTAGTTGACGATAGCTCAGTAATTTCTTTGTCAGATAGACTTCAATGGTTTGCTTCTTTCGTAGCAATCTTTAGAAGAAAAACTCTAGATGAGCTTGCGCTAGATGGTCAAACATTTGGTACTCATAAACTTATACCAACAAAAACTAGATTTCAAGGTAAAGATGCTGCTGGTCACCAAGATCTAGTCAGGAGATTAGATTGTACTGGAAAAGAAATATGGGCGCAGAATTACTTAAACTATCAAGTAGAAAATTTCAATATTGAAGAGCGAGGCTCTTTGAATGATGTCTCTGCTTCTCAACGAGAGCGTTACGAACTTAATGATTCTAATCAAAATGATGGAGAAATACTATGAACGTGAGTTTAGTGTCGGTGACAAAACCAGAAATCAAAGGAATTAAAAATGCAGAAGATTTAGTTGCGTTTTGCGCTAGAGTTAGCAATCCATCAAATCAAATGAACGCTGAAACTGCTCCAAAACTATTAAAATTTCTAATTAAACACAAGCATTGGAGTCCATTTGAGCTTGTTGATATGTGCGTTGAAATCAAAACTAGCCGCGGAATCGCTGCTCAAATTTTAAGGCATAGATCATTTAGCTTTCAAGAATTTTCGCAAAGATATAGCGAGGCCACAGATTATGAAGATATAGAATTAAGGCTTCAAGGAGATAAGAATAGGCAAGTTGGAGAAGATCTTTTACCTAAAAATCATCCAGAATTTAATAATTTAAATGGACTGTTAGCAGAAACTCTTTCTTTATCTGAACATTGTTATCAAACCATGATCGATAATGGTATCGCTAAAGAAGTAGCAAGAATGGTTTTACCTTTGACAACTCAAACTACAATATATATGAAAGGGTCTTTGAGAAGCTGGATTCATTATATTGAATTAAGGGCTCAAGAAAATACTCAAAAAGAACATAGATTAATCGCAGAAGATTGTAAAAAGATATTTATAAATAACTTTCCAGTAATAGCAGAGGCATTAGAATGGAAGAATTAAACGTCTTTCAAATCCTTACGGATTTAGGATATAAATTGAAAGATCATGGTAAAGAATATCGTACAAGACCTTTGTACAGAGATAGCGATAATGATTCTGTATTAAGAATTTACAAAGATACTGGTAAATGGGTAGATTTCAAACAAAATATTAGCGGAGATATAAATTCATTAATTAAAATGACATTAAAGCTAGAAAATTCAAGCGACGCTCAAGAATGGCTTAAGAATAAAAATTTTGCATTTAAGAATCCTACAGAAGTCAAGAAGCCACTTATAAAATCTTCTAAAAAATTTGATACAGAAATTCTTTCTAGATTAGAAGATAATCAAGATTACTGGTTTAAAAGAGGAGTATATCTTGAAACTTTAAAAACTTTTAAAGGCGGAGTCGCCAAAATGGGTAAGATGAAGAATAGGTATGTATTTCCTATTTTTAATGTTAAGAATAATATTATAGGGTTTTCTGGAAGAGATATTACCAATTTATCAAAGATAAAGTGGAAGCATATTGGGGAGAAAACAGAGTTTATTTATCCATTATTTATAAACTCAGAAATTATACAACAACAAAAAGAAATAATCCTAGTTGAAAGTATTGGAGATATGTTGAGTTTATGGCAAGCTGGAGTTAAGAATACTCTTGTTACATTTGGAACTAGCTTAAGTTTAGCAATTTTAAATTATTCTTTAAAACTTGATCCTAAAAAGATTTATATTAGTTTAAACAATGATTCAAATAAAAACAACGCTGGAAATATTGCAGCAGAAAAAACTCAAGCTAGATTAAGTAGATACTTTGATAAAAGCCAATTAAAAATAGCCCTACCACCTAAAAAAGATTTTGGTGAGATGACAAAAGAAGAAATAGTTCAATGGAAAAACAATCTCTAAAAGTATTATCCGCTTCTAGAATTAAAACCCTTGAGACTTGCTCTTGGGTTTATTGGAATAATTATCATACTAAAGTTCCTCAAAGTCAAAATGATGGAGCATTAAGGGGTACGATTTGTCATACAATTTTTGAATTACTCTTAAATAAAAGACATCTTAAAAATTATAAAAAAATAATAAAAAAGAATTCAATTGATGGTGATGAGGGAGTAAATAGATTAGTAAAAAAACTATCAGCAAAGGTCAAACTTGATGAAAGCAATTACAAATTATTAAATGATATGATTTTAGTTGGTCTTAAGAATGATTTCTTTGGAGAGGGTGGCGAAATAGTTAAACCAGAGTATGATTTTGATATTAAAAATGATCAACCAAAATATCATATCCGAGGCTTTATAGATAAGCCTGTTAAAATCAAAAAAGAAATGCATATAATCGACTATAAAAGCTCCAAATATAAGTTTAGGGGTGATGATCTTGAAGCTAATATTCAAGCTATGATGTATAGTCTAGCAAGTAAAAAACTATGGCCAAAATTAAAACCTATTGTTAAATTCTTATTTCTTAGGTTTCCAAAACAACCAATTCAAGAACTAGTATTTGATGATAATCAAATTAAGGGATTTGAACATTATCTCGAGCATATTAATGATTATGTTAATAAGTTTGACGAAGAATCTGCCAGATCAAACTTTGCGGTAGATAGCGTTAAGAATAAGTGGATGTGTCAAGTTGGGGGATGGAAATGCCCATATAAAGATCCATATATATATTATGTCAAAGTAAATGATAAAGGCGAAGTAGTAGAAACTAGTTTAGAAGACAATTTTAAAGACATTAAAGGATTTAAAGTAGAAACTCGAAAATATGAAGGATGTCCAAAATTTCAAACTAGTTCGGCTAAAGATGATTTTCTAAATGATTCAAAAGATGAATTTTTAGATTGATATATTTATAAATTCTTGTTATATTGGTAAAAATGATACCTTTATTTAAATCTCACTACTCTTTAGGAAGATCAATTCTCACCCTAGAGGATAAGTCCGAAAGAGATGAGTATCCAGATTCTATAATTCAAATAGCTAAACAAAATAAATTAAAAGAGATATTCCTAGTAGAGGATAATATGTCGTCATTTCTTGAAGCGTATACAAATTGCAGGAATAATGATATTAAATTAAATTATGGATTAAGAATTTCAGTTACTGAGTCAATGACAGATAAAACTGATGAGTCAAGAGCTAAAAACTCAAAATTGATACTTTTCTTTAAAAATAAAAAGGGTTACGAATCTTTAACTAAACTATTTAGTATTGGTGCAAAAGATGGTTTTTATTATGAACCTAGACTAGATTATACTACAATAAAGAATAACTGGTCAGATAATTTAATTATGGGTATTCCGTTCTATGATTCTTTCATATTTAATAATACTTTAAAAAATAGCATATGTGTTCCTCAGATAGATTTTACAAAACCAGTAGTTTTCATTGAACAGAATGAATTACCTTTTGATTTTATTATTAAAGATAAAATGCTATCATTTGCAGAAAAGAATAAACTAGAAGTTTTTAATGCGAAAAGTATTTACTATTCTGATAGAAAAGATTTTAAAACATACTTAACATTCAGATGCATCAATAACAGAAGCGTTTTAAATAAACCAGATATGGAGCATATGAGTAGTAATGAGTTTTGTTTTGAAAGTTGGAAAAACAAATAATATGAAAATTCAAAATCCAGAAGTAATCGTCAATCAATATGGTAATAAAGCAAGACAAATACAAAGTAGAGAAGACAGATCCTATGATTATAAAAATATGCTTTATGATGAAGATAGCCTTTATTCAATTGATGTAGATTTAATGTGCGTAAAATATGAAAGGCCTAGAGTGCCAACTATTGTTGCTGGACTTGAGCTTACTTTAATAAATAATTATCAATCAAGATATGATGTCGAAATGATAGATGATCAAGAATGGAAAACTACTATTGAAACTAGACCATCACTTAACTTTTTTAAATCAATTGTTACACGATACAGAAATCAAGGCCAAGGCAAGTTGAGTGTGTTTATCACAACTAAAGTAGGCGCACCATCTATTATCGTAGCATTTTCGAAAGATTTAATGCATTTTTATCTTTATAATTTAACTAAAGATAATAATAAATGGCTTTATCAAAATAAACCAGCTCATTTGAGATGGCATTATAAAATAAGAGACCAAAAAATTCCAGACGATTTTTATGAAAGACATAAAATCTTGAATAGAAAACAAGAATCATTTATAATTGACGTATAATATATGGACGAACATCTTTTAAGATATGACAAGAATAAGACTTTGGTTTTTATAGATTGTGAAACATTCAATCTTTGTTTAAACTTTTGTCATAATCTTCCTTGGCAAATTGCTATGCTTAAAGTTCAAGGCGATAAGAAAATTGATCAAAAGAATTTTTATTTAAAATGGCAAACAGATTTAAAGATTAGTCAAGACGCAGCTAGAATTACCAGATATGATCATAAAAAAGTTCAAAAAGAAGGTTTTGATCCAAAAGAAATATTTCCAACGATTAAAGATTGGTTGGATCATGCAGATTATATTATTGGTCATAATACTCTTGGATTTGACATTTATCTTATAAAAGAGTACTATAAATATATGGGTTGCAATTGGCATCATCTTGTAAATAAGTTTATTGATACAAATGCAGTAGCAAGAGGTATAAAATATGAGATGCCTTATAATTCAAAGGATAATTTAACACAATATCAATATAAAATTCTTCATACTAGAAAAAAGAATGTTAAAAGCTCTTTAACTTTCTTGGGTAAAGAAAACGGAATAGAACATGACTATGAAAAACTTCATGACGCTATTAATGATCTTGACTTGAATTTAAAAGTATGGAATAAATTGAAATGGCAATTAGAGGTATAATATGGCATCATTAGACGATATTTACGATGTAATTCAAAAATTAGAAGATGGTGGGATAGAATATTTACTTATTACTGTACAAAAAGGCAAGAAACAAGGTAAAGCAGATGTATTTTTTAGTTTAAAAGATAGAGCATCCATGAAAGTATTAGCGACTGGATTAGATGCTTTTAATAAAGAAATAGACAATATTGATAGAGTAGATGAAGACCAAGATGATGAATAATATTCTAAAAGACGAAGCATTTTCTAGTAAGTTCACCACCACTGACCTTGGATTACATGGAGTCAGGCTTCCAGAGTTTAATATTGATGGATCTTTAAAAAGACATCTTAATATTAGCGAAGATGTTTCTAATTATGATTTTCTTAGAGCATTAGCATTAAATGGTTTTAAGTATTTGAAGATAGAGAAAGATCATAAAGACTACAAGAAATATATTGATAGAGCAAAATATGAACTAGAAACATTAAAAGAATTAGGATTTACGGATTACGTTTTATTAGTATGGGATGTTATTAATTTCTGTAAAACAAATAATATACCAGTTGGCTTAGGTAGAGGTTCAGCTGCTGGTTCACTTATCCTTTATCTAATTGGGGTAACTAGAATTGATCCAGTTAAATATGATCTTTATTTCGAAAGATTTATATCCAAGATTCGAGCTAAAAAGCAGGTTATTGATGGGATAACATATCTTGATGGCAGTTTGATGTGCGACGTTGATTTGGATATTTGTTATTATAATCGTCAAAAAGTATTACAGTATTTAGAATCTAAATTTAAAGGTAAAACTAGCAAAATCTTGACTCTCAACACCTTGAGCGGAAAACTATTAATCAAAGAATGCGGTAAAATTGTTGGAGAAAAAACAGAAGAAGAAATGACCAATATATCTTCTTTAATTCCAAAAGTATTCGGCCAAGTTAAAGATATTAATACTGCGTATGAAGAAGTAGAAAAATTTAAAGATTGGTGCGATGAAAATAAAGAAACATTTCAAATTGCTTTAAAGTTAAGAGATTTAATCAAAAACAAGGGAGTTCATCCATCTGGAGTTCTTCTTTCTTACTACGATTTAGAAACAGTATGTCCAACAGAATTTTCTTCTGATAAAGAACCAGTTTCAAGTTTTGATATGAATTGGGTTAGTTTATTTAATATTAAACTTGATATCTTGGGATTAAGAAGTGTTTCCGTAGTTGATGATGTTTGTAAAAATATTGGCATTAAAGTAGAAGATATTGATTTAAATCATGAATCTATCTATAGAAATCTACAAGATTTAAAATCTCCTCATGGTTTATTCCAAATTGAAGCAGAAACTAACTTTAGAGTTTGTCAAAAAGTAAAACCAAAGAATCTTGAAGAACTTAGTGGAGTACTAGCTTTAGCAAGACCTGGAGCATTACAATTCGTAGATAAATATGCTGCCCATACAAATTATCAACAATCAGAAAGTATTCATCCATTCTTTGATGATATTCTCAAACAAACTGGTGGAGTAGCATTGTATCAAGAGCAATTGATGAAGATGGCTAATAAGATTGGATTTACTTTAGATGAAGCAGAAATATTAAGAAGAATCGTAGGCAAAAAGAAAACCGAAGAGATCAAAGCTTGGAAAAAGAAGATCGAATCAAAGATCAAAGAAAATAAAATACCTAAAGAAGTAGGAGAGATTCTATGGAAAATTCTTGAAGACTCCGCTAATTACTCGTTCAATAAAAGCCACTCATTGGCTTATGCAGCTTTAGCGGCAGTTACAATTTATTTAAAATTCAATCATCCTCAACAATTCTTTTTATCTTTATTAAAAATGAGTAGAAATGAACCAGATCCAATTGGTGAAATTTCTAAGATTCAAAAAGAAATGCACGAATTTGATATCAAACTCCTTCCTCCACACATTATCAAATCAGAAATGGATTTCTCAATAGAAGATAAAGATATTAGATTTGGTCTATTATCTATAAAAGGAATTAGTGATAAATCTATTGAAAAACTAAATAGTTTCAGAAATAAGTATTCTAATAAATTCGAGATCTTCCAAGCAGCGGAAGAAGCCAATCTTAATATTGGAGTATTATCTTCCTTGATTCAAGCAGGAGCATTAAGTGGCTTTAATCAATCCAGAAGTAAAATTGTACTAGAAGCTCAATTGTGGAATATTTTAACCGCTAAAGAAAAGAAGTATTCAATTTCATTCGCAGATAAGTTCGATTATGACTTAATTAAAATTATTAAACATCTCAATAAATTTACTGACGAAAAAAATCATTTAGTTATTAAAGATAACAGATTAAATACTATCAAAGCTAAATATGCACCATATCTTGAAATCTATAATCAGAATAGTAAAAGTGAAAGTTTTGCTAACTGGTATTATGAAAAGAAACTCTTAGGATATACATATAATAAAAATTTAAGAGATATCTTCGCGGAGAAAAGAGAAAACCTTAAATATGTTAGTGATATTATAGATGAACCAGTTAATAGCAAAGTGGCATTTGTTGGTCAAATAGAAGAAGTGTATACTGGCGTATCTAAAAATGAAAAGAAAACAAGATATACAAGATTAAAAATATCAGATGAAACTAGCTCAATTAGCGTATTGATATTTAATGATAATATTGAAAATAATAAATTATTAAATAATAAAGCTTTTGAAGAAGGAAATATTGTTATCGCCAAAGGTTCAAAGAGAGATGATTGTATATTTGGAGACTTAATAGCTATTCAAGATCATCAAATTTATATGAAATTAAATGATTTAAAAAAGACAGATAAAAATAATTGACATTTTTAAATATAGATAGTAACATAAAGTAATATGATATCATTTTATAAACCAAATAGTAAGAATACAGGCACGGCTTGTAGTTTTAGCGTAAATTCAAAAGATAATTCAGTATGGGGATCATTAATCAAACAAAGCTCTTGGAACGATGCCAAAAAGATTGGATCTTTTTCGGAAAATCAAAACAATCCAAGTAAAAGTGTTAAAGTTAAATTTTCTCTAACAGAAGCAGCTGGACTTCTTGATGCTTTAGAAAGAAATACAGAATTTTCAGCTTATCATACTTCAGAGAAACAAATAACAAAAATTAAATTGGCTCCTTATATTAGGGAAGAAAAGCAAGTAGGTTTTTCTTATAGCGTTAATAAAGAAGATAAACAAAATGTAGAAAATAAACAATCATATTTGATTGGTTTTTACTTTAATGAAGCAAGATTATTAAAAGAGTTTTTGGCCTATTCTTTAAATTCTGTTTTTGAAGCTCAAAGAATTGAAGCCATAAAGAAAGCAAAAAATTCACCAAAAGAAACCAAAGAAGTTAATGCGGCCGATCAAGAAGATAGCGAACTCTGGTAATGGAACGAAAAAAGAAAGTTTTAATACAAACAGACTTTTCTTTAGCCAAAACAGGCTTTGGGAGAAATGCTAGAGCTTTACTTAAATATTTATATTCTACAAATAAATATGATTTAGTGCATTATTGCTGCGGAATGACTTATGACCATCCAGAATTCAAAAAAACTCCTTGGAAATCTGTTGGATCGCTTCCTAATAATCAACAAGAATTAGATCAATTAAATAGAGATCCTAATTTAGCTAGAATGGCTAGCTATGGAGCACATTATTTAGATAGAGTTATTAATGAAGAAAAACCAGACATATATTTTGCAGCGCAAGATATTTGGGGTGTAGATTTTGCTATTGAAAAGCCTTGGTTTAATAAAATTGCATCAGTAATTTGGACTACATTAGATTCTCTTCCTATTCTTCAATCAGCAATAACAAATGCTCCAAAAATTAAAAATTATTGGATTTGGAGTAGTTTTGCTACAAAAGCTATGCATAAACTTGGATATAGTCATGTTAAAACTGTGCATGGATGCCTAGAAGATAAAGACTTTCATAGACTTTCTGATTTTGAAAGAAATCAACTCAGAAAGAAAAATAATATTCCACAAGACGCATTTATCGTAGGATTCGTATTTAGAAATCAATTAAGGAAAAGCGTGCCGAATTTATTACAAGGATATGCTTTGTGGAAAAAACAAAATCCAGAAATAAAAAATACTTATCTCCTGCTTCATACTCATTGGGGTGAAGGTTGGAATATACATAAACTTGCAGCAGAAATTGGAGTTAATCCAAAAGAAATATTAACAACATATGTATGTAAAAATTGTGGAGAATATGAAGTAAAACCATTTATTGGACAAGATTTAAACTGTAAATATTGTGGAACAGAAAAAAGCCAGACCACAACAAATGTTGGTTTAGGAGTAACTGAAGCTCAATTGAATGAAATATATAATTTTATGGATGTATATTGTCATCCATTTACAAGCGGTGGACAAGAAATACCAATTCAAGAAGCCAAACTTACCGAATTAATTACTCTTGTAACAAATTACAGCTGTGGAGAAGAAATGTGCGAACCAGAAGCTAATTCATTACCCTTAGAATGGACTGAATACAGAGAACATGGTACAGAGTTCATTAAAGCTTCCACTTATCCAGAATCAATAGCAAAACAATTGAACATTGTATATAAAATGCTACCGCATAAGAGGCTTGAGATTGGTAAAAAAGCAAGAGAATGGACAATCAAACATTTTGGAGTAAAAAATATTGCAAAAACTTTAGAACAATTTATAGATTCTCAACCTATTATTGATTGGGATAAAGTTAAAGAAAACCCAGAAGATAAAAAAGATCCTTACGTTAAAATACCAGAAATTGTTGATGATGCCGAATGGCTTATTTTTATGTATCATAATATTTTAAAAATGAAAAATATTGATCGAAATGATTCTGGACATCAATACTGGATGAACGAGTTAAGTAAGGGCGCTAAAAGACCAGATATAGAAAACTATTTTAGAAATATCGCTTTAAAAGAAAATGAAAAAAACAAACAAATCAAATTCGAAGATCTTCTCGATTCTAATGATAAAGGCCGAGTAATATATGTTATTCCAGAAAGCGCAGGTGATGTATTTCTTAGTACTGCTTTATTTAAATCAATTAAAGATAGATATCCAGACTATAGTTTATATGTTGCCACAAAACCTCAATATAAAGATATATTAGATGGAAATCCATATGTTCATAGATGGATAGAGTACAATCCAATTATGGATAATCTAATTTGGCTAGAGGGGAATAATCAACACGATGGATATTTTGATATTGCCTACTTACCTTATACATGTACTCAAAGAAATTTAAATTATCTTCATAATGGTGTAGATAAACTAGATTTTAGTTTAAATTAAATTATCATTAAATAATGAGACTACTTGATACATACGCAACAAATACTGGTTCAAAAATTGACAAGCCTTTTATTTATTCTAAATATTTTCCACTACCTATTGAAAAATACATTACGTTTCAAGCTCAAACACCATATGACTCAAGAAACTACTCTTATTGGCAAGAAGTTATTAGTTTAATACATCCTTATTTAAATAAAAATAATATCAATATTGTTCAAGTCGGCACAAAAGATGAAAAACCACTAAATGGTGTTATAAACCTGCTAGGACAAACAAATATTAATCAATTAGCTTATATAATAGAAAATAACATTTTACATTTTGGAGCAGATAGTTTATGCGTTCATTTGTCTTCTTATTTCAATAAACTAATAGTTTCTCTTTATAGTATAAGTAATCCAAATGTAGCTGGTCCTCATTTTGGAGATAAAAACAAACACGTTCTTCTTAAAGGATACGAAAGAATAGGTAATAAAAAACCATCCTATTCGCAAGTAGAATCACCAAAATCAATAGATCAGATAAAACCAGAAGAAATCGCTGGAGCAATATTAAAACTCCTTGATATAGAATACTCAAATTTACCAGAGAGTATATACTTTGGACAAGATTTTAATGCTAGGAGTTTTGAGGTTGTACCAGACGAAATAATTGATGTAAACTCTATACCAATTGAAAATCCTATAGTTAGAATGGATTATTATTTTAATGAACAAGCTTTAGAGAATATACTGTCTGCAAAGAAAACTATTATTTTTACAAATAAATCTATTAAAAAAGATCTGATTCAAAAATATAAAAAGAATATTCTCCAAGTAATTTATATTGTAGAAGAAGACAATGACGTAAATTTCGTTAAACTATTAAAGAATAATTCAATTAATTATGCTTTACTTTCATTTTTAGAGGAATCAATTTTAAATAAATATAAAATAGATTATATGGATTATAATCTCATAATTAATAAAAAACACAAAACAAAAGAAGATGCAAAAATAATAGATACAAATGATCTTTTTTATAAATCCTCAAGAACATTAATCTCCTCAAAAGGTCAATTTATATCTAGATACGATTGGTTACATAATTCTGGTAATAAAGTAGTAGATGATCCAGAATTTTGGAAAGAAGTCGATAATTTTTATATTTTTAAGTTGACTTAAAGTTTAATATGGGGTATCATTCTTAAATGAGTCCTAAAATCAAATCAGAAGAAAATACCATTTCAATTGGTAGTTCAGAGCTATTCAATGTTGTCAACAAAGGATTAGATATTCAAATTGAAAATACTGCAACTCCAACATCTCAAGTTACTCCTCCAAAGCTAGTAACTAGAAATCAATATGGTCTAATTGAAGATCAAACTTTAAACTATATATTTAATGATGACGGAACTATCAATTGGCGTAAAATGGTTAAAACAGAACATCTTGTACCTAATAGACAAAAGACTCAAGAAACAGATGTATCAAAACTTCAAGATAAAGATCTTCTTATCCTTTTAGGCGGAATCAAAGAACTTGCTCAAATCCGTGGATATACAAGTGTTGAATATAAAGTGGTATCAGCTTCTGAGAGTTATTTTGCAACAAGTTGTAAGATTACTTGGCTTCCAAATTATGAAACTGGTGGAAAAGAGATTGTTTTCGAATCTCTTGCTGATGCAAGCGTAAATAATACAAAGAGTTTCGCTAGATTCTTTTTAGCTGCAATCGCCGAGAATAGAGCATTTGTTCGTTGTGTACGTAATTTCTTAAAGATTAATATTGTTTCTCAAGAAGAACTAGGAGATGCAAAACTTCTTGATGATTCTTCATCTGTTAATGAAAACCCAACATCTCCTCAATCATTACTTGAAAAAGTTATGAAGGAAAAAGGTGTCAATTTTGATACTCTTAAGAAAAGACTTATTAAAGAAAAATTTGAAAATGCAGAAAATCTTAGCTCAATTACTGATATATCAAAAGTAAAAATATTTGAACTAATTGATAGACTTAAAAAAGTAAAAGATTAATAATCTTTATATTTAACTAATTGGTTTCTAACAAAATATAAATTAATAAAAAATCCACAAAATGCACTTAAAATATTACTTAACACAGGATAAGTTAATGTAATGAATGGATTAATAAAAAAACTAAGAACTAAAGATATCCAAAAACTAGAACATTCATGGCAAAGCAAGGGTTTATGAATATAAGGTATTTTAACTAAAAAATTACGAAAAGGTCTGGCTGCTTCAGTATCGCTCCAAGCGTAAGTTATACTCAAACAAAGTAAAAGATATGCTAAAAAATTATAAAACATTGCTTCTTCCTCTAGATCGTTTTATTGATTCTTTTTCTTCTTCTTCTCTTTTAACTATATTTTTTATATTTTCTTCAGAAAACATATAAGAAAAAAAATCTTTTTCACTTTCAATTTTTGATATAAGATAATTTACTGTTCGACCCCTACAAGAACAATTAGCGTTATTTTTTAGAGTAGTTAAATCGGCAATTATTTCGGGAAATTTCTCTTTTAAAGAGTTGAAAGCAACATCATCTTTTATAAAAACTTTTAAAAAAGCACGAGATCTTATTATATCTTTTATTTCCATATTCAAAATATTATAATATATATATTATTAAAAATCTAAAAATTATGGTTGCAGATATAGTACTTTTCTTTGACTAAATTGAGCTTCATTATCGTTACTAAATGTAGAATTTAAGTTAGTAATGATATTATTGGGTAAATTAAACGTGGCCAAATTTGAATTAGATTGATATTTTTTTATTGATATGTATTGTCCAGCATCAGGAGCAATATACCCTGAGTTTGGTAAATTACGGAGATTTGATACAAATATTGAATTGCTTGCGCTAGCATCTATTGACAGTTCTTGCTTTATTGGATATTGAATATATACAGTGTCTGGTAAATAATTTCCAATAGTATAATTGGGTATACGACTTACATCAATATTAATTCCAAATGATTGAACTCGATTAGAACTAAAATCTGCTATGTTCGTATCTATAAAACATGGATCTCCAATATTAAATGTATTTAAATTTACTGGTTTTGGGCTAAAAGATATTTGAGAAGCTGTCCAATTAAAAATAACTCCTCTTATATCAACAGTTGGATATTCTCCTAGTTTATAGTTTAAAGAATAATTAGTCAAATACCCATCTGTAAACGTTACATATTTATCACCATACTCAATTTTACCAGAAAATGAACTTATACCTGTATATGTTAAAAATCTATCAGTATCACTCAATATATAAGATAAGTCGAATTGAGCAACTGGCAAGCCATTCTTCGTATAACTAATCGAATTATCTATAGATATTTGAGGAGCTATCTTAAGATCAACGCCAACATTAAAACTTTTTATTCCAGATACCGAAGAATCATTTAGATAAAAGTTCTGATTTTCTATAGAATAGACATTAAACATTAACTATAATTACACTTCTTTTAAGTGTAAAATATAAGAGGTAAAAGGTATATATGGCAAGTATTTACGATACAGTTCCTACTTGGGGCGCAGGATCTACTTATAAGAAGTACGATATTGTAAAAGGCAGTAATAATAGATTCTATTATTCAATAATAGATTCAAATGTTGGTCAAGATCCAATCACTCCAAGTAATCTTCAAGTTAAGTGGGATGGATATATATCTTTAAATAGTGTATTATATCCAAATTTTTGGTGGAAACCTTCTTATGGAGCGGAGTTTTTGAATAGTCCTAGAATAAAAATAAATCAATTTGGAAATGGTTATCAACAAAGAATACAAGACTCTATTAATAATAATTTAAAACAGATCGGTTTAAATTTCGAAAATAGAAGTGAGTTGGAAACTGTATCAATTTTACATTTTTTACAAGAAAGAAACGCTAAAGAAAGTTTTGTTTATAATTTACCCACAATTTATTCCAAGCCTAATACTAAGACTATGTTTACTTGTCTCACATGGACAGTTCAGCCCGTTTCCTATAATCTTTATAACATAAAAGTTGAATTTTCTGAGGTAGCAGAATAATATGGCTCAATACGATACCTATTTATCAATTATAAGTGGTAGTAGAGATATTAGAGAAAATCTTCTATCTTCTAGTCCATCACAATTAATTGAATTATTTGAAATAGATTTTTCTGAAATTCATCCAATAACAAAAACATTAAGTTATGGAAATAATCAGCCAACTAATATGGGAGTTTTACGTATTTACAATAATTTCAATCTATTTAAATTAACAAATAATCCATACGGAATAATTAATTGGCAAAATAATTCTTATTATCCATTTCCCATAAAAGCAGAGGGATTCGAGTATAATTCATCCACCACATTACCTACGCCAAAAATATCAATATCAAATTTTTCTCCTGATAATTCCAACAATTCTTTCTATAACTACATTAGAATGCAAATTCAATCTCTTGATGATATAATTGGCGCAAAATTTACAAGGATTAGAACATTTTTAAAATATTTAAATTCTTTAAACTTTCAAGAAGGATATAATATATATGCAACAAATACTGGAATTTACGAAATAGAACTTCCAAAAGACATATACTATATAGATAGAAAAACTATAGAAAACACCTCTATTGTTGAATATCAACTTAATACAATTCTTGATTTAGAAAATTTAACTTTTCCAGGGAGGACAATATATTCAAAAAAATGTCCTTTTCAATATCGTGGAGAAGGATGTTGTTATGAATACAATAGTAGATTGACCTCGTTGCATAGTGGAATTTACGCAGATACAGTGAATCCTGATTTTAATGTAAAAGGTCTTTTAACTGCTCCACCAGTAGCAACAGAAAATAATCAATTATTTATTGGTGGAATTTTTCCCACAGGACAAATTGGAGCTAGCGCAATATTTAGGATCACTGGGTCAAATCAAGGAACCAATGGTTCACTTGGTAATTCTGGAGCTTGGAATATAAATAATACATATGTTTCTGGTGATTTTGTCTTTTTAGAAAATAAAAATTTAAAAAATTATTTTGTTTGTATTAAAAATCACACATCAAATGTTTTTGATACACCTTTAAATAAAAATTATTGGGAAGCAGACGTTTGCTCTAAGGATATTTCAGCCTGCAGACTTAGATGGCTGAAAAATCCTGCGTTTAGACCAGTTATTTGGCCAACCAATAGAGGAGGAGAAAATTATAATGATACTGCTTTAAGAATGCATTGGACGTATTATACTACCAAAAGCGTTTGGCTAACTGGAATTAATGGTCAACAAGTATATTTTCCTAGAAGACCTGGAGTTGAAGATCCTAGTTCTCCAAATTCTCATGGAATTCCTAAAGATGCAAACGGTAATTATTTAAATGGATTTTTACCATTTGGCGGATTTCCTGGAACAAATAAACCAAATGTTTAATAAAAAAATTAAAGACTCTATTCGCGAAGCATGCTTAAAAGATGATACGCAAGAAGCATGTGGTTTTATAGTTTTTGAAAATGATTTTATGTGTGTCCCATGTAAAAATATAGCTCCCGATCCAATTAACTTCTTTAAAATTTCTTCTATTGATTTTTTGAAAACAAAATATATATATAATAAAATATATTATATATATCATAGTCATATAAGTGAAAACTGTGAATTTTCTGAATTAGATAAAGCATGCTCTGAATCTTTAATGATACCAATAATACTACATAATATTAAAAAAAATATATTTAAAGTATATGAATCAACTAATTTAAAGAAATTAACTCCAACGATACATTTTGCATGTAATTCTTTAGGATAAAAATATGATAAAAGTCAATTTACATGGTAAATTAGGACAAGATATTGGAGAATCTTGGGATCTTGAAGTTTCAAGCGTAGCCGAAGCTTTAAATGCGATAGAAGTAAATACAAAAAAATTAAGAAAATATTTAATAAATAATTTAGATTATGGGTATGAAATATTAATAAATAGTACTCCTCTTTTTTCTGAAATTCCAGATATTAAAAGTATAGAAGAAATGAAAAATACAGAATTATTTATGATTTTAGATGAAAAAATTCAAACAATAGATATTGTGCCTTGTTTAATTGGCGCAGATATTTTCCAAAGTGCTATCAATTTTTTTAAAAGTCCAGTTGGTCAAATAACATTAGGTGCAGTAGGATTAGTAGCTGGAATAGGAATTGGAGTTGCTTTCCCTAGCTTCATGCCTCTTGCAGTTAGTATTGGAGTGGCTAGCGTAGGTTTAATTGCTGCTGGAACTAGCGAATTATTATCTAAACCTCCACCAAATGTACCATTTACGGCCAAACAAGCTGATCCAATAGGTGGAACAGCAGGTGGAGCAAATTCATATCTTTTTAATGGACCATCGAATACAGTTGGGGAAGGTGGACCAGTACCAGTAGGATATGGTACTTTATTAGTTGGTGGAAATAATGTTTATGGAAATTATAATATATTATATAGAGCGTATGTAGGTAAATATGATAGCGTAACTGAACAATCTATTCTTGAAGGAGATAATCAATATATATTCAATTCAAGATGTTATTTAATAAGTCAGAATTCCCTATCTTCAATTCCTTTTTAATTTATGGCAATTAATAAATATTCAGACGGCTTGGCTTACGTATTATTTCCTGGAAATTTAGGATATGGAGCGGTTGGATATAATTTTCCAAATAGTACCGCTCAAGATGATGGTGGAGGAGTTGGAGCTATAGCCTTATCTTTTAGTGGTTCTATTATTCCATATCTTGAAACAACAGCTGTTTCAGGTTGGGGATATGGACCAAGTGGATTTCATTCTACTTATACACCATTAGCAACATTAAAAACTGATACTTACAAAGATTTTAGAGCTGGATTTAGTAGTCCACCAAATACAGTATATTCAAGTGTAGATAATAATGCTCCAGATTTAAAATCTATTTTTTCTGTAGATAAGAATAGAGCAACTGAAATTGCTTATGGTAATAAAAAAAATCTAACAGCACTAAGTTCTATTTCCGAAATAAATATTTTAGATTTAATTTGCGAAGGTCCAATTGAAGGTTTTCCTACTGGAAAATATTATTATAGTTTAAGCGGTAAAACTACTGGAGATATTGGTTACAGTTCATTTAGTTTTGAACCTCACGGATCAACAAATAGTGCGCCAGAAGCTAGATCTATATTCTGGGACGAAGTGCCGCTAGCAGATCAAAAAGGATTTAATAATTTTCAATATTCAGATTATAAATTTACTTACGGAGAAAAAACAAACGACCATACAGTTTATAATCCATATTTAAATCTTTATGAGGAAAGAAGAGACTATTTTGGAAAACAAGTAGATAAAAATAAAATACCAATTCAAACTTCTGTGACAAAATCAATTAATGAAAAAATTTATGGATATTATCTCATCAGCGGTAGCCAAAGAATAGTAACACCAAAAACATATTACGTATACAATACAGACATTTCTTCCATAAAAATTAATATTAAAATATCAAGTCTATACGAACAAATAGTTAAAGGTAGCAATGCTGGGGACATAGAACAGCAAGAAGCGCAATTTCAATTTCTAATTTATAGACTTTTGAAAGATTACTCTTTAGTTCAATTAGACACCTCAAAATATCCACCTTTTGAAATAGATGCTTGGTCAAATGATGAAATAACCCTAAAGGGTAAAATTTCAACTTCGCCAATCATTTGGACATATGAAGTTACACTAAGACCATTTGCCGAAAATAGACCAACTTTTCCATTGTTTAATGATCAAATCGGTTGGGTAATAGATATTATCAAAACATCCAGGGAGGCTACTTCTTCCAGTCTTATGAGCGAAACTTCAATAGATAGTATCACAGAAGTTTATTCCGATAGATTTGTTTATCCAGATTCTGCACTAATATTTTCAAAATTTGATGCAAGATATTTTGGCTCAATTCCCAGTAGGTCCTACTTACTAAAACTTTTAAAAGTTAAAATCCCTGTTAATTATGATCCTATTACAAGAAGCTATAGTGGCCCTTGGAATGGTAAATTTAAAGTTGCATGGACAGATAATCCAGCTTGGTGCTTTTATGATATTATAACAAATAATAGATTTGGATTAGGTAAATATATAGACGCTAAACTAGCAGATAAATGGAATTTATATGAAATAAGTCAATATTGCGACCAATTAGTAAGTGATGGAGCTGGTGGATTAGAGCCAAGATTTAAATGCAACGTATATTTTGGCACAAAAGAAGAAGCATATAAGGTTTTAAATGATATGGCCAGTTTATTTTTAGCCATACTTTACTATTCTGCTGGTCAAATATTCTTATCTCAAGATTCTCCAAAAGATTCAATTTATTTATTTAATAATAGTAATGTTATTGCACCTGGATTTTCTTATTCTGATGCTTCAAAAAAATCGAGAAAAACAGTAGCAGTAGTAAGATATAATGACGAAAACGACAACTATAAACCAGCCATAGAGATAGTTGAAGATGTTGGAGCTATGCTTAGACTTGGAATTAGAGAAACAGAAATTACTTCTTTTGGATGCACAAACAAAAATCAAGCAAGAAGAGCTGGAAAATGGCTTCTTGCGACTCAAAATTTAAATACAGAAACTGTAGAATTTCAAGTAGGTTTAGAAGGTAGTTTTGTAAGACCTGGAGATGTTATATCTATTTATGATCAAGCAAGAAAAAATTTAAGTTACGCAGGTAGGACTTTAGAATTAACAACTGGATATGCGGTATTGGATTTACCATATAATTTTACAAATACATATGCATTAAGTGGTATTAATGTAAATAATTCATTCATGTTTGACGTTGTAACTCCAACGTATAATTTAGATTTTGGAACAAATTTAGGTGATTTGTATGTTACAGGTTATACCTCTTCTATAAATTCTTCTGGAATTAGTGGATTAAATAGTTCATTTTTCAAAAGAAGTCAAATACAATCTATCAAAATTAATAATCCAAAAAATTATATAACAAGTGGATCTGGAGTATACTCTAATAACATACAAATAAACTTTCCTTCTCCTTTATTAAATATAAGTAGTGGATATTTATTTCCTCAAAGCGCGCCATGGATTATAAATATAGATACAACTGGTTATTTGCCTGTAGGTATTAATACAAGATCTAAAATAAATAATGATGCTCAAACTGTTTATCCAGGTTATTATTTAGAATCTTATTTAAATAAATCTCAAAAATATAAAGTTTTAAATATCATAGAAAATGATAATGCTATATTTACAATTAACGCTCTAAAATATGATGATCAAAAATTCAAAGATATAGATAATATTGGACAACTAGTTAATGTACCAATAAGGCCAAGTCTACCTGTTCAACCTGAATTAAGACTTAGTAATCTTTTTAGAGATAAAAATGGTTGTTATTTCGCTCCATTTCTTAATGATTATGCAACTTATGGATGCGGAGATCCAACTCAAGGTGATCTACCCTATTCAACAAATCAAAATGGAATTAATAGTATAATATACGATATAATTCCAAAAGAAAATTCTTTAAATACTGTTTATTATACATACGTTAAAACTGGTACAAATTTTGGTTCTACAACACCAACAGAAAATTTTTTAAGCGCAATTTCAGCTGAAAATATAAAAACTGGAGTATCATTTAATTCACAATTATACGCTCCAATATTTCCTCCTTTTATAACTCCAGTTCGCACTGGTATTTATTATTTTAGAGTATTTGCGCAAAATAGCATAGGAGAAAGGTCTTCGCCAGCTGAAGGATCTTTGATTTTTAGAAATCAAGTTTCTGAAAATGATGTAAATGTTTCTGGAGTTAATGTGTATTAATTATGAAAATAAATAATTTTGATTTAACTTTTGAATGGGATACTATAAGAGCAATCCAAGAATATTTTGGAATTTACGAAGATTTTCCTAACTATGACGTTACAATAAGAAATACTGAAAATGAAATAATACAACAATATAAAAATATTAATGATTATGAGCCAGCAATAGATAAAGTCGCTAGAAGGATAATCGATACTCCTAAAATAAAGTTTTATAGCAGCGTCTCTAGAAATAGAGCAAAAAATATTTTTAAATATGATTTTATAAATAATTATTCAAAATATAAAGAATTTAAAAATGAATTAGGATTTTTTAAAAAATTAAAATTTGAAATTAAGTACAATAATTCTGAAAAAATTTTTCAAAATGAAATAGAATATGAAGAAATAGAAAATTTAAATAAAAATCTTTTATTTAATAAAATATATAGAAGTTCAGATTTAATAAGTATTAAAATGTTAATAAATAAAAGCTATTTCGATGAAAAAAATATATTTTCTTTTTTAATTTTAACTGAAGTTTCTAATAAAATTTTAAAAAATAAAAAATTAAATAATTTATTTATAGAAAATATTAAAGAAAAATGGTTAAATGTTAATGATTCAGTAACATTACTAACTGTTCCTTTTCTTGAGACTGATATAGTAGAAATTTCAGAAAATTTAAATATTAAAATTATTCCATTAAATTATTTCCAATCTCAATTATATACCTTTTTAATCTCAAGAGAATCTGAAGAAAACGTAAATAATTTATATCAAAAATATTTTAGTAATCAATGTTTTAATATTGGAAAAATTTATAAACAAGCGATTAGTAATGACACTGTAGCATTTTATCAAAATTATATATATTTATTTAATAAAGACAGTATTGAAACCAATTCATTACAAACAGATTTAAATATAAATGATATGATTTTTAATAAATATTTTCCTTTACTTAATAAAGCTCAATCTAACAAAACGATCTGCTTATCTGATGATTTAAACACTGATGATGTTTTAGATAATACTTACAATTTAGAAAAAGATTATTTAGGATATTATGCAAAAGGTTTAATTGATTATGAGGATGTTATAATAGATCTTGATTATCTTCAAAATCAAGGTATCAGAAGCGCTAAAATACTAGAAATTGAGGAATTACCTGATACTTGCAATATTTATATTGAATTTATAACATCTTTTTATAACAATGAAAAATTTTATATAGAAACTAGTAATAATCTTAAATTCCATGAAAAGTATAAAACCTTAATTGAAGATAAAGAATATATTACTTTATTATTTAAATACTCTTATGATCTGCAAAATTTAAATGAATATTTAAGTGAAAATAGTTCTATTAATAAATCTCAAGTATTATCAGACAAAGACTTAATCAACTTTTCTGTTAAATTAATAATATAATTATCTTCTGAGAATCCCGCCAGGTCTTTGTTGTTGATTGATAACTTCCATTACTTGATTTTTGATTAAAGCTGCCAAAGCCTTGCTATCTTCACCTTTTTTATTGTTTTCTTGAGCACTTGAAGCGGAATTTTGATTCATACTATCAGATGTTACTTCTCCGCCGCTAACATTAACTGTTATGTTTATATTATTTGTAGAGACGGCAGTGCCTACTTCGCCTACTTGATTCATTGAATTACCAGCTGTTCCACCATTAGCAAATTTTCTTGCTCTACCAGAATTGAGATCATCAAAGAATTTTTTACCATAATTATTAACAGCTTCTTTTCTCATTACAAATTCACCACCCATTAAAAGAGCTGGAATATCATCTTTGCCACTAGAACCACCATTTGCAAAACCTTGAATATATCCACCGCTAGCTTTACCTAATTTTAATCTTCCTCCAGAATATGGAGCAGGTTGAGTAGGCTTATAAGTAGTGCTACCATAACCAGATCTTAAATTTACATCATTTACAGCGGTAGCTCTTCTTACCTCTTGAGAGCCCAATGAAGATCCAGCACCAAGTAACCCTTTAAATCCTCCCATTGAAGAAAATTGACTTGCTCCTGCTCCAAGAAGACCAAGACCAAAGCTCATGAGCGCACCCCTGCTTCTTGCACTTTTTTGCTTATTATATTCGTCTCGTATCTGCTGATTCATTCTTATGTTTTCTTCAAGAGCCTCTCTATTAGACTCCATAACACTTTCCACATAATTTAAGTAATCATATAAAGCCGCTTCTCTTTCTTTACGTCTGGCATTTTGTGGATTATTTTCATCAGTTATAGCTCGTAAACTTAATCTTTGATCAATTACATCCTCTCCTGCAGTAGGATAAAGAGCATCATTATATCTATAAGTATTTGCTCCTAAAAATTGAGCTTCTCCACCACCAGCAAATTTTTGGACTCTTCCGCCATATTTAAAAAATTTAAAATCATTATCATCATCTTTATATTTACCAAGTACTGCGTTAAACACAGGAGCAACCGCTGGGTTCATTGCTGCTACACCTTGAGTGATTGCTTTGGAGGCTATTCCCATCGCCATCTTCTGTAGTGCACCACCAAAAAAGTTTTTTTGAACTTTTCCTTCATTTAACATTTGCAAATATTCTTTACCATATTTATTAACAGCACTTTTTCTTATAACATATTCTCCACCGCTCAACATAGCTGGAACATCATCTTTATTTCTTGATCCACCAGTTACATTACCACCAGACGAATAACCTTTTATCATTCCGCCTTTTGATTTAAATAATGAACCAAAGAAATCTCCGATTCCACCACTGCCACCAAAGATATTACTAGTACTACCAAAAAGAGAACCAAAAATTTGATTTGTTGCAAATTCTAATGCTAATTGTTGTATTCTATTACTAATATTATTAGCCATTTTTGTAAATGCATCACTTGCTGTTTCTGTTCCATTCGCAAAAGATAAAAAGGCATTATTAAATTCACTTTTAATTGTTCGTGCTGTATCTGCTGCTCCAAGTTGAGCTTGTCTATAAGAGTCTTCTGTTTTATTATCAAACTCGTCAAAAAATGAAGCTGGAAAATCTTCTAGTTTTGTTTCTCCACCTAATATTCTTTTTTCTCTTCCAGCCTGTCTTGCGCCTCTAAAGTCTTCAGCAAACATTAATCCTCGCGCCCTTTGATTTAAAGCTACAAGTTCTTCTTGGCTACCTTGAACAGCTAGAATAAATTTATCTAAATCTATAACGCCTTTTTTGTGCAAATTGTTTGTTTGCTCTATGAATTTAGCGTTAACTTTTCTTCGTTCTGTTTCATTTAATATTGATGAGTATATTTGTTCTTGGGCGTCTAAAACTTTTCCAGCAGCCATTCTGTTTGGATTTAATTCTGTTCTTTTATCTAAAAATTCAGTACTATATTTAGTTAGCGCTTCTATATCTAAAGCCTTTCTAAATGCATTTGCCGAATCTACATTCGCAGAAACATCTCCCGAAAGACCTGCTCTTCTTAAAATATCATCTCTTGTATATTTTAATATAACTTGAAGTCCTTTATCTGTTTTTTGCACAGTAAAACCAAGAGATTCTAAAACTTTATTTAAATTTTCTATTTCTTTGCTTGCGTCATCAAAAGGTACATTTCTTAAAGGATCAATTACAGATTTTATTACTGGTTCACTTAACTGAGAGTCTTTGAGCAAATTTTCTATGGAATTTACCAATTGATTTGTATTAGACTGTTCTAATTCTTTTGTTTTTCTAGCAAGTACATCTGGAAGAACTAAAGATTTTAATCTATCTATTTCTTTTTTATCTATTACCTGCGGAGCAAAAGGACTTACTCTGCCTTTATTAGCATAACCAGTTGTTCCTTCCATATCGATTCTGTAACCATATTTTTTTTCAATTTCATTTGTCAAATCTCTACTTGATACATCAAGAGTTTGAGGTAGAGCTTCTAAAGATTTTTGAAAGTTTTTAAGTATCTGTGGATTACTCATAACTGAAGATGCAACAGAAATTCCTCTCTCATTTTGTAAAGCTAATATAGATGTACTTAATTTATTAAATTCTTCTGGTTTTAATGATTTATCAGAAGTAATTTGAGTAATCTTTGCTAAATTATCAGTATTTGCAGCAGATACTTGTAGGGCTACTTGCACTTGAGATAGAGCTGCTGTTACTTTTTCAAAATCGCCACCAGAAAGCGCTGTTTTAAGATTATCTCTAAGTTGATCTGGAGTATTTAAAAGTATTTTTGATAATTGTTCATTATTTTCTGAAAGGATCTTTTGCTTTTCTCCAGCAGAAATAGTTTCATCTTTTAATTTTTCTAGATTTGAACTGTAAGAAGAAAAAGCTGAATTAAATTCTTGTACTTTATCCTTATTCTCTTCAGAAGCAACAATTAAATCTTTAGTTGCTTGGTCTGCAGATCCTAGCGCGCTTATCAATCCTGGGATCAAAGTAGATAAAGCTATGCCAGCACCCACTTTCGCTCCTCCTCCTAAAAATGCAGTTCCTATACCAAATTGAGCAGCTTGACCTACAGTCGAGACGATTTGCTTGTTTTTATCACCTTCAATCCTAGAATTAACAGTTTCTACTATTTTATTAATACCATAAATAAGTGCAGCAGAAATTGCTTGCTGCACAGCAAATCTAATTACTGTATTACCTAATATGGCTCCACCTACTACTACGGCAGGATTAAAATTAGGAACAAAACCATTTGCAGCTCCTGCAGTTTTAGCTTTGCTACCAGCTCTAGACACTCCTTGACTCAAACCAAGAGGCTCATCTTTTGTGTTGTATACTCCTAGACCAAGAGGATTCGAAGCAGAAGTCAATCTTTGATCTTTACCAATTCTTACTCTAGATGGAGATGTTCCAGCCATAACTTCTCTATTTATAGAATCATTTAGTGCTGAAAAGTTAGGTATAAAACCTTTAGACTTATTTTTTCTAGAAGAAGTTTTTGGAATTTTACCACTCAATAATTCCGTGAATGGAAGACCAGGGATATTAGAATTGTAAGCTTTTTTAATTATGGATCTTATTGCTGTAGAATCAGAGGTTAATTTTGCATCAGCTTTAATTAAGCTAGAGTTAAATCCAAATCTTGATTTAAATTGTCCACTTGCTGCCCCAGATTCTTCAAAATCAAAAGGTCTTCTAAAATCGTCATCTACAGATTGTACAAATTTCCCTGGATTTTTTGTAGCAATTTTTATTACTGTTTCAAAAAGATCTCCTATAGCTCCTGGTGGTAAAAAGCTTTTACCATTTTTAATTTTTCCAAGAACTTCATTTACTCCATCTCCTTGATTTCCTAGTGCACTACCCACAAATTGTGTTGCCACATTAGCTAAAGGTGGCAAAAGTTGTTCTGTTAATAATCTAATAAACTCATTAGGCTTTTGCTTATCTAAAGCATCCAAAGATCTAACTTGTACGCCATTAAATTGAACCATATTTTGACCTATAGATGGGTCGGATTTAACGGCATTAGAAAACATTGGTAATGTAGCCAACGAAGTGGAGGTGGTAATATTATCGCCGCTTTTACCTCTTAAGGATAAAACTCCTAAACCTCTTGCGTCAAAAGATTTAGTTATTTTCGTTGGATTTTGAGTAGAAACTCTAGCTGCCAATATCTTTTGTTTGGCTAAATTTACAGCTGTTGATTCGGCCTCTGTTAAACGATTAGTAAATGTTGAATTTGATGTTAGTGATCTTATATCTCCTTTAGATAAAGCTTTATTTATTGCTGCTTGTACAGCTGGAGATATTGCTGAGAAATTTGGTATAAAACCAGAGCTTGCATATGGATTAAATCCATATACTGAATCAAATTGACTTTGGTAATTTTTCCCAGCTTTGCTAGTTTGAGGAGGCATAATTGCTGGTTGATCCATTCCAGGAAATTTTTTAACTTTTTCTGCTGAATTATAAGTTACAGAACCTTCTCCAGGAATATTCATTTTACGAACATATCCAGGGTCATATCCACCAGCTAATGCTCCTAAAATTTCTGAACTAGCAAAATTAGGAATAAATCCTGCACTCTTTGCTTTTAATACTCCACCTTTAGCAGATAATCCTTTTCCAATTAATCCAGTAGTTAAAGTAGTTGATAATGAAGCGGCTTTTTGTCTTTCTAAAGTTTGTTGTCTTATAATTGCAAGAATTTTATTTTCAACATCTAAAACACTTATTTCTTTATTATAAACTGCTTGAACAAGAGCAGGTTCTTGAGATAAAACTTGATTTATTTTTGCTTGTATCGCTGCTCTTTCTTCAGATTTTGTATTTAAATTTAAAAGAACTTGTAATGATTGTGCAGCAAATTTTCCTAGATTAAACACCAATTTAGAAACAACCGCAGTAAGCAAAACTACTCCAGGACCAGAAACAAATGCACCAATTTGCTCAAATATACCTTTGGCAATTCTGTTTCCAATCCCGCCACCATCTACATCAATACTTTCTAGTCCTTTATTTAATAAATTTAATAAATTTTCTATACTTGGCCCAAAAGATACTTTTCCAAAATCAGAACCTACCTTAGTTAAATTTACAAAAGTTTTATTAACCAAAGAAGATAAAGTTTGATTTAAAGCTTCATTTCGAGTTATGGCTTGATCTGTTGCGTTAGATGAAGTTTTAAGTGCATTATTATAAATAGAATATTCTTTTCCTAAGTCTGCTAATGCTGCTTTTAAAATATTAATTTGGAAAACGCCACCAACAGTTTCTGCTACTTGAGCTTTTTGGGAATCGCCTAAAGTTCCGAAAGTACTTGCAAGATTAGATAATACTTGAATTGCTGGTAAGGTACTTCCTTCTAAAGTTCTGACCTGAATACCTAATTGTTCTAATTGGTCAAGAGTATCTGTTCTTTGTATTCTAGTAAAAATTGTTTTTAAAGAATTTCCAATAACTGCTCCACCTCTAGCAGTAGTTTGCTGAACACTTGTAACAATTGCTAATAATTCATCAAAATCAACTCCTGCATCTTGAGCAGAACTACCAACACGCTTGATAGCTTCTGCAAGATCTGCACTACTAACAGCAAAAGCAGCATCAACATTAGCTAATTTATTAATAATAGTGGTAGAATCTAAAGCGGCATCACTAAAACTATTAATTGTTGCTGTTAAAGCTTCCACAGAAGCTACTGTATCTAAACCGCTTAAACGAGTTAAAACAAGAGCATCTTTTGTTCTTTTGAGTGTTGCTTCTAAACCTAAACCTTGACGAGAAAACTCTGTTGCAGCTCGAGCAACTGCGTCAAAACTTTGGCCAGTGCTTTTTGCTATATCAAATAGTCCAGAGCCAAAAGTGTTTAGACTTTTTGCGCTTACATTTAATATAACATTGATATCAGTTAATGATTTTTGAACATCTATAGTGCTTCTTATTAATGAAGAAAATGCCTTTTCTACCCCATATATTAATCCTGCACTAGCACCGAAAGCAATAACTCTAGCATTTGATGCATCTAGTGATTTTTGAAATTCATTAGAAGCACCAGTAATTCGACCTAAAGGCTGAGTAAAGGCCTTTTCATTCAATCCTTTGAATTTAAAATCACGCGCTAATGCGCTCTGAATATCTCTTTCGAGCTGTCTTGTATCTGCGCCTACTGAAATTGTAGCTGAAGTCCTAGCCATACCTTATTCCTTTACTGTAAGGAATTACACGAAATATTATTAATTATGATAGTATTCGCTACTAAGATCCATGCATTTTTATTAAATCTTCCATAGTTAAAGTTCCACCTTTTTTCTCGGCTTCTTTATGTAAACTTATGCTATTTTCATCTTTACCTATTTTTGCTAGATCTTCTTTATTTGCACCCACTATAGAGGTAGCAACTGCACCTTCTGTTTTCTTTGAATTCCCTTCATTTTTGCTTAAGACTTCTTCTGCATTTTTACTGCTTTCTAACCATTCTACAAGCTTATCTGGATCTTCATAATATTCGTCTGGTGGTCTATGTTTCGCTTGAGATAATGCGTTTTTAAAATATCTAGCATAACCAAATACTTCCATTTGATAGAAAGTTAAATCAACAATAGGCTTTCCATACATATAATACGGATTATCATCTGATAGATTAAACAAACTAAGATAGTATGTGGATAGTGATATTTTTTTAAGATTATTTTCAACAAAACTTTTATTAATATTATTGTATATTTCAAAAACTTCAGAGAAATCTTTATTTTCTAATTCATCAAATTCCTCTTCAGAAAAGAATTTATATTTTAAATCTTTATCCTTAAATAAACAATTAAACATATAATATTCATTAATTTTTTTATTAGCATAGTCTTCTACAGTAAAGCCTAATAACTCTTTTCTTTCTGAAACTAACGCGAATAATTTTATGTTTTCTTCATTAATTTGTTTATTTATGTTAGCAATATCATCATTTTTAAATAATTTAGACTTGGTTTGTTTTAAATTAGAAATATAAGATTTTATTTTTTTTATTTCTTCGTTCTTTTCTACTGACCAGAGTTTTTCTTTTATAATATACTCTTCTTTTTGATCTTCTGTTGGAAGACCGTTCTTTTTAGCTTTTTGGATAAATTCTTCTTTAAAGTGATCAATGTCACCAGAATCAAGACTTGTGTTATGTTTGAAATATAACTTATTATTTTTATAATAAGCTATTGAATACCCTTTTAATATATCAACAAAAAGAATCCTAAGTTTATTTTTATTTATCGTGTCCAATCATTATTCCTTGGTCTTTTCTTCTTTTTTCGTCATTCCAAGAAGTTTTTCGAATTCATCTTGAGAAGCTGCTCTACCAATATACCAAAAGCTAATTAAATAAAGAAGTTTTTGTATAGCGATTTTCTCTATATCAGATTCAGACTCTTCAATTTCATCGTATCTTTTAAGCTTATCTTCGTAAGTTCCATCTTGAAAAAGTTCTTTAAATTTTTTATCATCACCTTGAATAAGACTCAGTTGAAGAACCCACCACATAATAGTTTTATTTCTTGCTCTATTTTCTGCGGTTTGTTCAAAAAGATTAGCTTGAGCCATCTCGTATTTTTGCAATCTTTCTCTAGCATCATTCATTTTTATAACAACAGCTTTAAGAGTTTCTTTTTCTTCATCATTGCGAATAGATTCTTCTTTTATAGATAATTTTTGAAATTCACTTTGAAGATTGAAAAATTCAAGATAAAGTTCGTTGTATTCTTTTTGCTCTTCATCGCTTAGAACTCCTCCGTCATTATTAAATCTTTTAGCTAATAACGCGCGAGTTAATAATCCAGCCTTAATACCCTCTGAAAGTCTAACTCCATAAAATAATTCGGCCTCATCAAATAAACTTCTTGTTGGTTTTTTAATAGCTAATTTGACTGGAACAGTAGTTTTAACTTTAGAAGTAGTCTTTACTTCTTCGCCTTTTTCATTAGTAGATACTTCTACTTTGTCTATTTCTTTTTCATGATATATATCAAATTCAAACATTGTTTTCATAGTTTTTCTCCATTACTATCTATTAATTCTTGCAAGTAGTTTTTAATTTTACCATAATAAACAACTCCGCCAATTGTTTTAATAAATTGATGTTTTTTATTGTCATCCCAGTTTTGATAATTTTTAATAAATTTTGGATTCTTAAATGTTGTTAAACTTGGGCTTAAAATTCCAAAGTTATCTTTTAAACTTTTTTGTATACTTTGCGTGGAAAGATTGCCTTCTATTATTTCACTTATAGGAAAATTATAGTTTAATTTTTTAGCTTTCATTTGAGTGTTATATTAATTTTACTGAAGTTTTCTTCTATCTCTCTTACTGCGTCATTGGCATTATCGAGGACTCTTTTGCGTATTTTTTGATAAGTTTCATCATTTATATTATAACCAGAATCGCCCAAATCTTCAAGAATAAAAAAGAAATTCTTGTATATATTTGTAATCTTCCTCTTTATCTGAAAAAGAGTCATGTCTTTTATAGGATCGTTTTCCATAATCTTTTACCTTTATCTAACCCTTTACCCAACTTCAATTACACAAAAAATAACCCCCACGAGAACGTGAGGGTTATTTTATAATTTAATTTATGTATTATTTATTAGAACTGTCCGTTCATAAACAATCCATTACCTGAGTCTTGAGGTCCACCAATTTGAGTTTCGAATTTTAGGGTAACTGTTTTATTGCTACCGATATCAGAACTATATTCTTGACTTACTAATTTGGCACCTCGGAGTGCAAATTTAGCCATAACCAAGTTCTTATCTGTTGGACTCTTAATTAAGACTGATGGACTATATCTAAGGCTATCATCAGCAACCAAGCCAGCTAGGTTACCAGTTACCATATCAGTTACTTGAGCGTCAACGCTTAGATTTACTGCTAATGGGAAGTCAATTGGTCTTGAAAACGCGAATCTATTACCTAGTCTTTCAATTGGAGTACGACCTAAATCAAAGCTAAGATTGTAACTTTGAATATTCATTGTTGCTGTATCTACTCCACCAACACCAGTTTGAGCTTGAATATCTAAAGTAATATCTCCTGGGCGAAGAGCACTTATTGCGTTTCCACTACCGATAGCAGTATTTTGAACTGTGAATGGCAATGTATAAAAATTATTTATAGTTGAACCATTAGTAGTATTAATCGCAGGAACAAAATTTCCACTTAAACCTTTTTGGAAGTTCATGTTCAATCCTTCAACACTTATTGATGCTGTTGGGAAATTACCAACTGAACCTTCGGTTGAATAAGATGAAATGAATCCATTACCAATTCCAATAACTCCGTTATTTCCAGATGATAGATCTGAAAAACCTACTGCATCATTACCTTCTGGTACTGTACGGATAAAATAATTTCTTTCATCTTGAGTACCATTGAGAAATCCAGAAATAGCAGAAATATTAGAATCTGAATTACCAGAAACCACTGTAAATCCTAAATCAGCTTCATTAGTAAGACCTGCTAAAATATAGCTAAAATCTAATGAAACTGTTGGACTAGTCAAAATTACGCGATCAATTGCAGCGAGTTGACCAAGTTGATTAACATCTGTGCGAGCAACATTAAAACTGTAATTAGCAGTTTGAACTCTTTGTAGCTGGTTTACTAGGTTACTTGCATTATTGATATCATTTGAATTTCCACCGATTCCAGGTGTGAATGTTCCAAAATGAAATCCAGTTGCTGGTGAGGGTCCAGCATAAACAGCTTCTGATTGATAAATTATTCTATTTCTAGGCATATTAGTATTTCTCCGTTTCTATTTATTACACAGTTTTTTTATACTTTTCTATTTTTTTATTGTCTTGGGTATCTATTCTTTATTAGCTCAAAATCAACAAAAGCAGAGTATACATTTCTATTTAAGCTATTAGTAGCATTAAGTAGCCTAGTGTCTGTTTTAGTAACATTTACCTCATTAATATATAAATAATCGTCAGTATTGGCTTTTGTAGCTGTAAATTCTCGATAATTAAAACAATTATCTGATGCTTTAACTGAATTTAAAGAATTAAATGGCATCTCATCTGGATATATTAATGGTATTAATTGACGACTAGTATCTCTTAAAATACTTGTTACAGCATCTAAATTATATACGCTGTCTGCTAATATAATTGCTCTTACATTACCAATAGTTTGATCATATCCTCCAAAAGCTAAAGGTTTATTTTTGCCACCTTGATATTTCAAATATATAACAGGATATGTTTCTGCTCCAAGAGGCAAACCAGTTGGATTTTGATAAGTTTTGGGATTAATTTGATAGGCTGTTTCAAATAATAAATTTTCTTCTGTTTTACTAGTTAAGTATATATTAAAATCTTTTACAGCATAATTTCCACTTAATGCTGTTGTAGGATTTGAAACTGGAGATATAAAATACAACTGACCATTAGAAGAGTCTATCCCTGTTAGGCCATTTTGACCAGGAATCGTAAATGCTCCATTAATATAAACTCCACTTATAATATTTGCGCCAGAAATAGAACAATCTATAACCATTTGTTTGAATGGTGCAGCATATGTATAGTATCCATAATACATATTTGGAAGAGGATAAAACATACTTTGAAAATTAGTATAAGCTTGTCCCTTGGTTAATATTTTATTATCTAACCAAAGTAAGGTGCTAGTCATTAAAATATTGTCAAATTGTGGTATCATTTTATTTTAAGTTTTTTATAAATTTACCATAAAGCTCTGTCATATATTTTACTGGTCTATAAGCAGCAACTCTAACCTTATTTTTAGATTGAATTCCTCTACCAGATCTACTAGCTGGGAAAACTAATCCATAAACATAATAACCAAATCCAGAAATACCATCTTCGATTCCCTTAACCCAACTTCTACCTCTTTCGAATGGTAATGGTGTTGAGCTTTTAATTTCATCTAAAGAAGGAGTAAATACATTGAATTTTAATTCAAAAGTTTTTTTATCAAAAGTTGATTTTTTATTTAAAAATGTATTTTGTTTTATTAAGTCTGTTAAATCTTCTACTGGTTTATCTTCACTATCAAACCCAATAAATGCAAAAAGATTTTCTTTTCCATTTAAAGTTGAGCTAATATTTTCTGCATCTGGTCCATCGTTTAATTCTTTTGATACTGGATGGTCTTCTATTTCATTTATATATTGATCTAGATTTTCTTTTAAAATTTCTTCAGCAAATATAAGAGCTTCTCTTTTTAAAGCTTGTTCATATGAGCCAGCGACTTCTTCTTTAATTTGTTTAAAATTAATCTTAGTAGCCATATTATTTCGTTTGCTCCAATCCATATACATAATATGTATTATTAAGATATTTTTTAATAACATCTTCTGTAATAACATTCCAAGTTTTTCCATCAAATTCAAGTTTGATAGTTTTACCATTTGCAATATAATCTCTTGCATCTTGTTTAACTTTTAAAGTAACATCTCCACGAGCAAATACTAATTTTAAATCACTATTAACTGCATCTGTATCTCTCGAATTATTATAATATATTCTGCCATTAAATACAGCGTTTACTGGTATATATGTATAATTTGCTGAATCTGAACTTGATCCATAACCATACATGGTGGGACTTTGAACGCTTTCTAATACTTTAATTGGTTCTTTGTGAACTATGAATGGTCTTGAAAAATATACAAAAAAATCATCATAATCTTTAGAGAAACTCGTAGCTATTTCTGAACTTATGAAGCTCATGATTATTATGCATTATATATTGATCTAATATAATACAACGCATCTCTTTCTGATCTATACGAACCAGGAATGGTATCATCTCCTGCGACTTGCAAAGGAGAGCTTGCATTTAGGCTATATTTATATATTGAATCTTTAAGCTCTTTATATTCTTGCTGTCTAATGTTATAAAAGTTTTTGAGTACTTCATTTTTATTTAATTTTTGCACGCTTCCAATGTCGTCTTTAATAGAAACATAGTCATTTATAGCCAAACTACCTGTGCTTTTAATTTTGATATCAAAAAAATAAATAGAATACATTTTTTTAAATATGTATTTTTCAGTATCTGTAAGATTTGGGGTAATTTCTAGAGTCTGACTATCTATAGAAAAAGAAGCATTTAATGAATTATTTAAACCACCAATATTTCGTCTAACCCATGCAGCTATAGCCGCAATGCTAAAATCGTCTGGTTCGCCCATTTCTTCATAAATCTCTTGGGCAATAGAGGTCACGGTATTTATTATCATACCCTAAATTACACTTTAAATTATTTAAATTTTAAAGTAAATATGATAGGATTTCTTGCTTATCGAAAGCTTTATCTAATTTATAATTACACTGATGAGGTATACCAACAAATTCTTTTTCTAATATAATTCCATCTATATTATGAGTAAATATATTGGCGCTATCTTTTGCTCTTATATTTTGATGTATATTATATCCTAATTTATCTGGAGATGTGCCTATCCAACATACGACAGAAGGAAGCATTAAGGCTGCGCAAGCATGTTGAGCAAATGAATCTATCAACAACCTTTTTTGACTTAACATTAAAAGAGCAAAAACTTCACGCCAATTTAAGTTAATTTTTTCAACGTTTTCATAGCTTTGCTGATCTGGCCTTGATAAATGATAGATATGATATTTATCTTTTAAACTATTAATTATATCTTGAGCCAAAAATGGTGGAAGATCTCTTGACCAACTATATCCAGATCCTTCTCCTCCACCATTTGTTTGTAATACTAAAATAGGTTTATTTCTGTTATATTTTTTAGCAGCATCAATCATTTCTGCGTCATTTAAAAATAATCTAGGATTTTCATTTGTATATTTGAAATTAAACATATTGCACCAAGACTCAATAAGATGTTTATTTTGAGTAACATATTCATTAGCTTGATATACTTCGTTTCCTAAAAATACAGCGTCCTTGTCTTTAATAAAATCTTCATGAAAATATTGTGCGGTATTTGATCTATATACTCTATATACAAAAGGATTATTAAGGAAAACTTCTGGATATGGACATATTACTATTAATTTTCTGTCTGGGTAATTTTTATTTATGTTTTCAACGACCGCAGTTGCAGCTATGTGTTTGCCAATCCCACCTTGAAGAAAAAAAATTACAGTTTTCATTTATGCTAATAAAATTTCGTTCGTGAATGAAGAATGACCATTATCTCCATCTCTTTC